CAGGCGCAGCAGGCGCAGTTGTTGTTTCAGTTGTTGTTCCCTCGTCAGACGTTGTAGCCTGAGACACATTACCAAGAGCCTGTAAGTATTCTTGAAGGGTTATCTCTCCAGCCTGCAACTGCCTCTGTAGCTCTGGAAGACCTGTAAGAGTGTCGCCGCCCCCTTCGCCGCCCCCTTCCGATGGAGCCGCTATTGGATCTGGCACCCAGTCTTTGAACGGGTTGGGGTTAACGCCTTTCTCAGGAGTGAAGTACATGATTTCCGGGCCAAATCCGGGTAACCCCTGTTGAGCATATGCGTCCTGCAACTGCCCCGGAGAGATTACATAAGGGTCTCTTAGTGCTGCCTGCTGGGAGGCGGGGATAGGGTTACCGTAGCCGCCAACTCCAATCAGATTGCCAAAATCGCCGCTGCCGGGGAAAGCTCCTCCATTCTGCATACCCACTATCGGGGCACCCATCTCCATCAACCCGTTGAACCTTTTCTTGAAGTCACTAGGGTCTAAAGAAACAATGCCGCCTGCGTTTGCATATTGGGCACCGTAATCAGTTCCACCGGGGTCGTATGGGGCTGGTGTCAGATTAGGGTTAAATTGATTTGCAAGTATCGCCTCTCCCTGTCTGGCAAGCTCAGCCTCGCTCATTCTTTCGCCAGCCTTATCAAACTTTCTCATAGCCTCTTCTGCTACCATTTCAGCGTTGTAACCTTCAGCTACAGCGGCTGGGATAAGTGCTTGGGGAGAGGTTAGGGCTCCAATCCCTTCTTTTGAGAACATGTCTCCCACCCTCTCGCCGAAGGGAATATCTTGGGCAAGTTGACCAATAGCATCTAATTGTGCCTGATTTGATAAGTTTCCAGTAAGGCTGGCTAGATTTGCAGGAGTCATATTAGCAAGCTCCGCAGAGGGCATTAACCCAAGAGCATCTCCTACTGGCCCCGTTGGCATTACCTCTGCGGCTCCTGATGCTACATCTGCCGCTGCTTTGCCTGCTTCCCCTGCGGCACCAATACCGCCTAAAGCAGAGCCTATGCCAAATCCTGTAATGCCTGAGACTAATCCCTGTTTAAGGTCGCCGGTCGCTGCCCAAGAAGCCAGCCCTGAACCTATTGCGCCTGCTGCTGCTGAGCTTAGTCCTGCGGTTGCCGCCGCACCACCTACGACCCCCGCCGTAGCGCCAAGCCCTGTCAGGGCTGCACTACCTCCCAAGCTCCCCAAAAGGGGAATAAGGAATGGCAGGAACGCCTCTGGCTGTCCTGTTTCCGGGTTAACAGTAAGAGACCCTGTGGGAGACATGGATGCAAGCCCCTGAACCTCTCTAGGGTTCATGTGGACTAGCATAGAGTCCCCATATCTGCCCTGATTGGCTAAGAGGCCCGCTACACCTTCGAGTCGTCGTTGTTGTTGCTGCTCGTACATTAAGTAGTCTCCACGCCAAACAGGTTAAAGCTCACATTTGATGCACTTGTGTAAACTTTGACCACATCGGCTTGATTTAAACATATCCCGATCACTACGGTTCTTGTTGTTGTCGCCGCTAGGGCTTCGTCATAGAAAATAAATTGCTTGTCATCTGCCCCTGCGCCAGCGACATGAATGCTGACCCTGAAGGTGATTCCAGATCCTCCCCGGTTACATATCACCAGAGAGCTTACGGTTGTCTGTGTCAGGTCAGGAGCAGTGTAGAGCGTGGTTATCGTTGTCGCGCTCGGGTCTAGCTGGCCCAGAACCTTGATAGAATCTGCCACTAGGAGGCTCCCATCAAGAGAAACTGAAATCGCCGCATCGCTAAAGATCCCGGCTTGTCGCCCTGAGTCTTAGCAAGGTCTACATCATTTTCAATTTGATCCAAGGCAAATTCCAAGGTTCTTCTGGTGAGAGCTTCGTTCTGGACATTGTATTCCTGCAACGGAACAGGCAACGGGTTGCTGCGTCTTTCCGCCATTATCTTCTGCCGTCCTGACGCATCCCAAACCTGAAGCCGCCTAACCTCCAACCAAACCCAACACCGCTGCTTTCAACCCGCAGGATAGTGTGCCTCGCTCTGGCCCTGATATTAGATTGGGTTGTGCTACTGGTAATGGTAGCTGTGGCTAATGTAGAGGCTGTTTCCAGCGGGAAGTTACTGCCTTTTATGGTCATGGCAATAGAAGCGTCACCAGTTTCCCCACTGAAATTAAAATCAGGCACAACCCTGTTGATCATTGTGAACCTTTCACCGTCACCAATCTCTAAGTCTCCAGACTCTATGTATGCCGTCAGCGCAGAACCGTCATCGTCATACCCGACTTCATGGCTGTAAAGATAGTTAGCGTCTGTGTCAGTCGTCACGCTGGAGGCTAACGGCTTATCCAGAACGCCCGAATCAAGCCAAGCTCCTCTCGCAAGGGTTCCCACAGACCACAGGTTTTCTTCATAGTTGTAAATGACATAATTCGTTATATCTGGGATGCCTTCCCCAGCAGGGTAAAACCAGATGATTTCTGAAAAAGCATTATTTTCAGCCGCAAACACCTTAAACGTTTGCGTCATATTCATGCCGGAAAACACATAATCCTGTACAGAGCAGGGGAGTTTTTGTACCGCCCCGTTGTAGACGTAGAACCCTGTCTTGTCCATGAAGAAGACATTCCCTCTGGCATTAACTGCCGAATTTGGGGAAATCATCGAAACATCTGCGCTCACAAGGGTGAACTGAAAAACAAACGGGGCACCTACAAACCGCATGGAGTGCAGGCTAGTATCCGTCCATATCAGTATTTCCTGTCTGGTCTGAACCGCGCCAACGATAACTGACCCCGAATTGACTCTGACCCCGCCAGAGGTATTAGTTGCCGTTGGAGTCCAGTCTGCCGCGTTTTCCTGATCAGACCACCTCACTAGCAGTGGGTCTTGAACGGCAGAGCCTAATGTATTAGAGCCAAAGGCAATAACATGCTGATCATTATCTGAGACCATAACCTGTGCAGCAGCCGTTGGGCAATTTGATGCTCCTCCAAGAGAGGATATGTCCACCCCTCTTGTGCCTACCCCAGAAGACTGATCCCAGTAATAAATGCCGCCATTACGGACATTAAAAATTAAATCTTCCCCAAAGTTATCTTGGCTATACAGTCTTAACTGTCCAGAAATACCAAGGGCTGCGCCGCTTCCAAAAGAATCATCTCCCCACGGGGATGCGCCCCACCCTACTGCTGACACATAAGTATTAATGCCGGTAGTGGCCTGATAAGCCCCCACTACAGCCGATCCGCCATTGCCGCTGTCACTAGAATTCGCAGTAACAGTGTCCCCGCTAGTGTCTTTAGCGACAATGGTATAAACATTCGCATTAGAAAGCGCCGCGATCTGGTATTCCTGATTCAGGACGGCAGCCGTGATAGTGCCGCCCAGACTTGCCGCATCGGAAAAGGTGACAAAATCATTTTTAGCAGCACCATTGCTAGTGTCAGTAACAGTCACCGTGGAAGATCCGTTTGACGCGGAAAATGTTACATCCCCAGCCGAGGTTGTAACTCTCAAGGGGGTTATATCGTTAGGATTAACGCCTTCTACCACATAAAATTTCAGGGTTGTTCCCATCCCAACATACTTAACAACCGCAAGAGAAGCCCAAGCAAATACAGACCTGCACACCCCAAGGAAAGAGTTTTCAGTATATTTTGTCCACCCGCCTATCTTTTCCGGTCTGCCTTTTCTGAATCTGACCTTGTCAGAATCAAACCAGCCGGAATCGGCGGTGTACTCGGTGCCCTCTTTATTTACACCGGGAGAAAACTGTATTTTTTGCAATGGCATAGTTAGGCTCGGCGCGAATTCAGTTGATCTAGCAGCCGATTAAGGTTTGGCTGTGCTGCTCCAACATGACCGCCGCGAGCAAAGCCGTAACGGCCACTATACTGTGAAGGCACATAGGAGGGCGGCGGCGAAGCTAGTCTAGGCGACGGAGCTATTCCGGTAAGCCCCTGAAGACCTTGAAGACCTTGAAGACCTTGAAGACCTTGGAGTCCTTGTTCTCCTAGAAGCCCCTGAAGACCCTGAAGACCTTGGAGTCCTAGGAGCCCCCGAAGACCTTGGAGTCCCTGTTCTCCTTGGAGCCCAAGGTCTCCTTGGAACCCCTGCTCTCCTTGGAGCCCAAGGTCTCCTTGGAGCCCAAGGTCTCCTTGGAACCCTTGTTCTCCTTGGAGTCCCTGAATACCTTGCAGCCCTTGTTCTCCTTGGAGTCCTTGTTGTCCTTCTAATCCTCGTAATCCTTGGGCTCCACGCAAGCGAGGATCATTCTCAATCGCTGATTCCATCCCCTGCCGCGTTAGATAGTTGCTAAGGTCTGGGCCTCCAGCCCCTTCTAATTGTCTTAATCTTTCTTGCAATCCTGATGGGTCAAAACCTTGAGGAGCGCTTCTTCCTTCTAACTCTGCCAACCTGCCCTGCAATCCTGATGAGTCAAATGTTCCTCTGCCTTCCAAAGCAGACAATCTTTGTTGCAACCCGCTCGGATCAAAAGGATTGGCAGCGCCCCCCATCGAGCCAAGGCCTTCTAGCGAAGCCAATCTTTGTTCTAGTCCTGATGCATCAAATGTTTGCGTCTGCCTGTTCTGCAATGCGTCGATCTGTTGCTGAAGCCCCGAAGGATCGAATGTAGAAGGAAGTTGCTCACCAGCAGCGGCTCGATCCCCCGCAACCTCAATGTCCATCTGTTTATAACCATCTATCGTAAGGCCCCGTTGAGGGCCGTAAGTTGGATGGTTATAAGTATAGAAGCCATCCGCATCTGGTGTTGGCCCCCCTGCAAGAGGTACATTACCCGGAGGTACATTACCTAGTAGTGCCTTACCCTTAGCGCGAGTAGCGTCTGTGATACTACCAGCACCCAACGCTCCTGCAATTCTTTCTTTATATTGTTGTTCAAAACCTTTAGTTGGCCCCTTTTCAATCATCCAACTTAACCACTCGTCTTTAGAGATGGTCTTGTTTTCGTCTTTATCTACGCCTTGTTGTGCAAAAATACTTAAAGCTTCTGGCGTGTACTCTTTACCATCATAACGTGTGCCTGAAAGCACATTTGGTGCTGGTTGAGGGCCAATGCTAGGCTCTTGCTGCGCCGCCTCTCTTGCAGCATCTCCTTGCTCTTGAGTTGTACCCACTCGCTCATGGTAATCAAACCAATTTTCTCCTGCGCGCTTGTCATCAGAGGACGGGTCGAAGTTACGACCTACACCACCAAGGTCATTAGGCAGGTTGAAGATGCCTCCACCACCGGGAGTGGGATAACCTCCACCACCGCGAGAGTAAGGGTCTCGATCACCGGGAGAGGGATAACCTCCGTCAGGGGATGCTCCGCGAGAGTACGGGTCTCGATACTTGTCTGCGCCTTCGCCTCTACCGCCTTTGCCACCACCACCTCCACCACCGGGAGAGGGATAACCTCCGCCGCCTCCCCCGCCGTAAGGGGCGGGGTAGAAGCCACCGTCACCACCACCTCTGAACCTGTCAAGCATATTCAGCGTTGTGTCAGGCCTGTTGGGGTTCATCAGGCTATTTGGCCCAGACAAGGACTGAATCAAGTTCTGGCTCCTCATAGGAGCGCCGTAGCCCTGATCTCTAAAGGGTATGTTGGTTGGGATTACCTGCCCCATGCCGCCCCCCTGAATTTGCCGCATGTTCTGGTTGCCGTAACGTCCGCCACCACCTTGGGGCATCATCGGCGCATATCGGTCAAACCTTTGCTGGTAAAAAGGAGAAGGAGCGTATGGGTTCCTGTAGCCGCGAGGCATTTGTTGCTGCCTTGGAGGAAAGTTAGGAAGCCTTTGATTTTGTGGATAAAACTGTGGAGCCAGATATCCGGGAGAAAACCCTCTACCTTGTTGATTGTATGGGCCGTTATAGTAAGCGTCAGGCGCTCTTATCATCAGTTCTTCTCCTATGCATCAGCTAAAGCTAACATTCTTGATTCTAGTCGTTCAGCCCTTTCAGGCGTTTGTTTTGCCCATCTTGAATCGAGCATTTCCATTGAGGCCCTTTGCCACTGATAGTCTTCGATAGCGACTTTAAAGTTCTTGAATTTTCCTAAGCCGCCCTGTCCAAGCTGAAAGCACATATTAACTAAAATGTGCTGGGCTTCTTGCGGGAGTTCTTCCCAGTTGCTATAAATCTTCTCACATCCATCAATCGCAATCTGGACATCCCCTTGAAAGAGTTCGTAGCACCTATCTTCTGAGATGCGCTGGTCATCAGCAACATCAGCACCAATCCCGTAAATATGCAGGTCATTTTCTACATCCGTGCCAAGAACCTTATGACCTATTCCGACTGTTTTATGGTGTTCACTACACAAATAAGCATGAAGCACCTTGCCTTCATCGGCACATATTTCTTCATATACATCTTTAACATCAACTGTCATATCATCTCCCGTTATTCTGGGTGTATGCCTGAGCACCAAACCAAACACTTATTAAGCCGCTGACACTCACGAAGTATATACTCGACATATCTCCTAAAATAGAGGCGGCTTTATCCAGCCCTAGAAGGTCACTTACTACCACAAGTGAGGGATACAGTAACATCCCTGATAGCGCCAACCAGCACATATTCCGCTGGGCATCCGCCTTTTCATGTGTCGCCTCTAGCTGCTGTAACCGTGCAGTTGTTTCAAGCTCCTCATCTGAAACTATACCATCCCCGTCAGCATCGTATTTCGCATATACACTATCTGCTTCTAGCTGTTTAGGGGCCATGTCACTTCCGGTAATTTCTTCATCTTAACGTAGTTGAGCATGTAGTGGTCTTTGATCGCGCTCTCTCGCTCACCAAACTCGACCAGTTTGTTGTGCCTCCTGCACATCCCTAAAACTGGCACTATATCCTTCCCATGTCGGTACTGAGTCACCGGGACGGTATCCAGTATCTTCAATCGTCCACACCGAGGAGCCCCGAAGGTTACAATTTGCTTGGGTGGGATCTCGTCCCTTACCATTAACGCGCCAACAATAAGGGCTACCGCGCCCCCCAAGCTATGCCCCGTTAACTCTATGCTCTTATGATCAATGTCCTCCTCTAAACACGTTGAGGTCACTTTATTAACAAGCCGTCTGCTGGCTTTGAGAAATCCTGCTGGGCACCAGCCTAGCTCTCGCGTCCAGAGGGGGAGAATGCGTATATCTCTTATTGCGTCCTTGGGTTCATCAGTGCCTCTAAATGCAAACACGTTACCCTGTACAAGTACCTCTATGTTCGCTTCCTCGAAAGAGCTTTCTTGGTAGCTTTCTCCACAGATGCGGCTAAGTTTCTGGTGACTAGTCATCGTTGATAACCCTCTCCTCTGGATCACGCTCACAATCTACATGGTCAGAGCTGCGTTTTATCTTAAAGGCACCATTTAGGAAAGGTACTGTGTTAGGTACCTCAAAGCTGTACTCCCTCGTCCCACATACTTGTAGAGATGAGCACCCAGAAATAAACAAAAAGCTAATCAAAAGTAAGCGTCCCATAAAAATCCTTACAATTAGAGGTATTTAGCTAAGAATACAGACGCCAGAATAAACGGGTAAACTCCCCAAATAGACATTTCCATCCTATCCATTCTTTGAGACCCCCGTTCTAGCCGCTCCTCAATAGCTTTAAATCGAAGCGCGCATTCCTTCTCATGCGTTTCAATTTTGGCGAGCGCGTCCTTAACCATTATTCCTTCGCCTTACCAACATTTATCGCCAGCAGATCGACTATCTTGTACGCCTTAGCAAGCATTGAATCATCTTTCGGCGTAGGAGTCACAGCAGCAATCGCGCTGCATGACGCAATTAAAGCCGTGAGAATATTTATGATTTCTATGATCTGATCCATGCTGATGTCCTATTATTCAGTGTCGTTGAGGGGGTTTTCAAGTATCGTCATAATCTTTTGTTCCAAGTCTTTTCTTAGCTCTCTAGTCTCTGTATCCATCTCTTTAAAACGGGTATTCATACCACGCTCCATCGCATACACATCATTTCTAATTTCTCTTTGTGTGTCTGCTGATGTCTTATCAGTAGCTCTTGCTAAGTCCATTACTTCACTAGTCTCTTCTCTTACTATATTAATATCCTTTTTGGCTGTATTAATATCTTCTCTTGCTGCGTTAATATCTTCTCTTAAATCAGTTTTAATAATTTCTGTTAATTCTGTTAGTCTGACAAGTTCTGCTTGTATTGCTTCTGGCTTTAAACCAGCTAATGCCTCTTCAGCAACAAGTAACCTATTATACAGCTCGAAACCTCCACATAGACCACCGATTAGTGTACCTAACAACGGGAGTATAAACAGCATCTTACTGCCGCTCATCTTTATTCCTTCATACTCTACTTCTGCCATTTCCCTCCCTGTTATTCCGCACTATCTATTATATTGGCTGTGTATCATTTCCTGTAGTTTTTCTTGAGTTCTTCCCGCCATCCTATAAAAACC